ACTTGCACGTTCTATGGCTCACACGAAACAGGTAAAATCTGCTAATGTTCTTAACAGAGCATTTAACAGTTCTTATACTGGTGGTGATTCAAAAGAACTTTGTGCAACTGACCACAGTACTACTGGTGGAGACGTTAAAAACGAGCTTACAACAGCTGCAGACCTTAACGAAACATCACTAGAGCAAGCATTAATTGATATTGCTGCTTTAACTGATGATAGAGGTTTAAAAGTTGCTGCTAAAGCACGTAAGATGATCATCCCATCAGCATTACAGTTCACAGCTGAAAGACTTATGAAGTCTGCTGGTAGAACTTCAACTGCTGATAATGACATCAATGCAGTGAAAAGCATGGGTATGATTCCAGAAGGTTATGTAGTTAATAACTACTTAACTGATACAGATGCATGGTTTATTAAAACCGATGTACCTAATGGAATGAAGCATTTCCAAAGAGCAGCAGTAGCTACTTCTATGGAAGGTGATTTCGAAACTGGTAATGTTAAATACAAAGCTAGGGAAAGATACAGCTTCGGTTGGTCTGACTGGCGTGGTATTTTTGGTTCACCAGGTGCTTAATTCTTAAAAGCAATACAAAACAAAATTAGGGCGGCTTCGGCCGCCCTTTTTTATTGTATTTATATTAAATAAAGAGTATATTAATCTCACTACACATTTTAAAACAGTCAGCATAGACTCGTGTAGTAGACAATGTCTCGGACTATGTTGGCGGAAAAGGAGACCTATATGGCTAAAACAACTTTTTCAGGTCCATTAAGATCTGAAGACACATTTAAAACTGTCAGTAAAGCGGCAGCTACTGGAACGATTACTGAAATCATCACTTTAGGTGATGGACCTGTTACATTGGGAGATGAAGATACAACTCTTACTAATGCAACACACAGTGGAAGACTAATTGTAGTTCCAGCGATCACCGCTAATAGAACAATTACATTACCTTCACCAGTTGCTGGTTCACACTTTAAATTTATTTATGGTGGCGCTGCAGAAGAAGCAGAAAACATTATCTTTGATACAGGCGCTGATGCTAATTATTTCATTGGTGGTGTTGTTCATGCAGATTCAAATGCTGATAATGTAACTATTTATTCTGATGGAAACTCTAACTCAAAACTAACTCTTACAGACTTTGGCGCTATGGAGATTAACATTATGGCTAAAGACAGTACTAATTGGTTAATTTGGGGCTACACAGAAGGTGCAGACGCACCTGCATTTGCAGACAATTAATAAATAAACTCTGAGTAGGGGAGTAATGTCCCCTACTCTTTTAGTAGGAGAAAAACAAAATGGCAGACGTAGTATTAAACCAAACACTTTATGAAGGTGACAAAAAATTAGTTACACATTACCAAAATGTGTCTGACAACAGTGGTGGCACAACTAAAATTGTTGATGTATCAGCATTGACAGCAAGAGGTGATGGATCCACTCCAGCAACCGTTACTTTAAACAAAATATGGTATAGTGTATCTATGACAGCAAAAGTAGACGCAGTTAAATTAATGTGGGACGCAGACACTGATGCAGCTTTTTTAACAGTAGAAGGTGATGGTTATTTAGACTATAGCTCTATAGGTGGGATTAAAAACAATGAAGCAACTAACTTTACAGGAGATGTTGTAATTGTAATGCCTGCTTGTACTGCAAATGATAGTGCGACTATTACTTGTGAGTGGCTTAAAAATTATTCGTAAGGAGTAAAGTATGGCTGTATCAGGATCTACAGATTTTAGTCTGGATGCCGATGAGGTTATCCGTGAAGCATACGAAAGATGTGGTATACAACAAATAAGCGGTAAAGATTTACGTACTGCTATTCGTAGTATGAATCTTCTTATGGCTGAGTGGGCTAATCGTGGTCTTAATTTATGGACCGTAACTCTTGGCACACAATCAACAACAGCTAGTGACAAAGATTATGCATTAAATGCAAATATTGTAGACGTATTAGAAGTATCAATAAGAGATGCTGATGATACTGATGTAACTTTATCTAGAATAAGTCGAGCAGACTATGAAATGTTACCTAGTAAAGATTCAGAAGGTAAACCATCACAGTTTTATTTTGAAAGAACAACAACACCTACTTTGTATGTGTATCCAACTCCTGATCTTTCTACATATACTATACGATACTATTATTTAAAAAGATTAGATGATATTGATGTACCAACTGATGATCCAAACGTTCCTTTTAGATTTTTACCTTGTTTAACAGCTGGAATGGCATATTATATTGCGATGAAAAAAGCTCCGCAAATGATGCCTAATTTAAAACAGGTATATGAGGAAGAGTTTAAAAGAGCTATGGATGAAGACAGAGATAGAGCTAGTTTTAGCGCTGTCCCTGGACGATCATACTTTAATAACTATTAATAGGAGGACCAAAAATGGATAAACTAAACGAACTAAAAGACTGGGTAATGAATCTTGATAATAAGAAAAAGATCGCTATTGCTGCAGTTATCGTTATTATAGTTGTTGCTATTGTAGCAAGCTAATGGAACCGAGAAACAAAACAGATTATATTGTTGTCCATTGTGCAGCGACTAAACCTAGTATGGATATAGGAGCTGATACAATTCGTGATTGGCATGTCAATGGCAATGGATGGCGAGACATAGGCTATCATCTTGTAATAAGGAGAGACGGATCTGTTGAAAAAGGTCGTGACATTAATGATTCTGGCGCACACGCTGCCGGATACAATTCTAAGAGTATTGGTTTGTGCTTGGTGGGTGGCATGGCTGAAGATAATTCTGCTGAAAATAATTTTACTGCACAACAATGGACTAGTTTATTAGCAAAAGTTAAAGAACTAGAAGTTGATTTTCCAAATGCTAAAGTTATTGGACATAATGAAATAAGTGAAAAAGAGTGTCCTTCTTTTGATGTTCAAAAATGGAAGGGAGACAATTTATGAATTTAAAATTTTTAAAAAGAAATAAGGTTCGTTGGAGAATACAAGCTGTTTTTAACATTGTAGTAATTGTAGTGTCAGTTATTTTAATTTGTGAGGTATTAGTATGATATTAGATGTGTTAAAACTTGCAGTTGGTGCTGGTACACATATTATGAAAAACAGACAAAAGCGTAAGATGCTTGAGTCTGATGCTGCTATGGTTCATGCACAGAAGATGGCGAACGGTGAAATTGAATACCAACAAGTTGTAAGAAAATCACAAGACAATGGATGGAAAGACGAATTTGTCCTTATTTTAATTTCGCTCCCGATTTTACTTTTAATATGGAGTGTCTTTAGTGACGATCCACTAATTAAAGAAAAAATAGACATCTTCTTTGAACAGTTTGCAGCTCTCCCAATGTGGTACCAGATGCTATTTGTAGGCGTCGTGGGCAGTATATACGGACTCAAGGGCGTAGATATCTTTAAGAACAATCAGAAAAAATGATTGCGAGGCTAGATGTATTTCATCATTACGGCAATGTTATTTTTTTCGAGCACAGATCAGATTATTTATACGCAGTATGATAAGGCCACGTTTGACAGCAATGTAACTTGTCAAGAATTTTTGTTTCAGAATAAAGTACAGTTAACTTTAGACCTATTAGAAAATCACAATAAAAATGGTGATATGAAAGGGTTTGAGTACTTTTGCGAGTCACGGTATTCAGCACCAACACCAGAAGGGCCAGAAGTATGATTGATTTTTTAGGCTACGGAGTGTATTTTTTCTATTTAGCTATTTTAATATTAATGTATAATCGTTACAAAAGGAGATAAATATGGCTATACCAAAAGGATATCATAAAACAAAAGACGGCAGAATTGCTAAAAAAGGTTTATACTACAATATAAACAAAGCAAAAAAAGCAGGTAAGAGTAGACCGGGTAAAGGTACTGTTACTGATAAAGCTTTAAAAGCATCTGCTAAAACTGCAATAAAACCTAAAACTCGCTAATGGGTAAAGCTATAAGCAGAACTGTTGGCAAAGGTGGTAACTATAGGTCTACCAAATCTGGTGCGGGCATGACCGAAAAAGGTGTTGCTGCGTACAGAAGAGCCAATCCCGGAAGTAATTTAAAAACAGCGGTTACAGGAAAAGTTAAAAAAGGTAGTAAGGCAGCAAATAGACGTAAGTCTTATTGCGCACGATCAGCAGGACAATTAAAAAGATCATCAGAAAAAACTAAAAACGATCCTAACTCTAGAATTAGACAAGCTAGGCGTAGATGGAATTGTTAAATGAAACTTTCAGACTCGACGCAAATTTCTCTTCCTGCACGTAACCTTTTAGCAATTCTCGCAGCAGTTGCGATTGGCACAATGAGTTTTTTCTCGATTCAGGAAAGGTTAAATACCCTGGAGACAACTCAACAGCTAATGGCACAAGACATGGAAGCTGCTAATGAATTTATTTCCGGCGTCCCCAAAGGCACCATGGTCAGTCCACAGATAAACGAGCTCTACATGTTGGTGGAATGGCTGTCAAAAACACAAGAAGAACTTCGTACTCATGTTAATAAAGAGGTTCCAGAGATTGCAAAACTAAATATGCAACTACAGTTTATAGAAGAACGTATGATAGATGTTGAAACACTAATTGATAAACTGAGACAGAATGGAGTGTCACATGATTGAAACACTATTCGCAGTACTACTTATAACTAACGGTTCCATAATAGAGACGGTGCCAACTGAGGGAATGTCTGACTGTTTGAGGACCAAACGGGTAGCCATGCAGAATATTGGCCCGGAACAAGATGGAATATTTATGCAGTGTGTGCAGGTAGAGGCTGAGGTCGAGATGGACATGGGGAGGAAGAGAATTGTCAAAATCCTCACAGAAAACCCAACGGGGAATTAAAAAATATTTTAACCTAGATAACATAGTAGATACAGGGGTAGACGTATCTCTTGTTGTATTTGATGTTTTATCTAGCCCTATACTTATTGTAATGCGTGTGGTAAGGTGGTTTTTAAATGAATTTGTGCTGGGGCATATAAAAAAGTTTATTAAGTTTATAGTTAAAATTTTTATTAAATATTAGATTTTATAAAAAATAATATGCATAAATCTAAAGATGTTGTATAAATAAATATCACTAGCAACGTCTACCACAGAGGTGTCGGGACACGTGCACAGTTGCTAGTGGTAGCTATTTATTCCGGGGGAAGTTATGAAGAACATTCTTATTATTGCAGGCGTAACCATTGTTATGCTTTGGGTTTTCGGAGCATTAATGAATTCTGCTATGGCTGATGGAGATCTTACATCTTCTGGTGCCACGACAAACGATCAAGTCAACTCAACTGGGTCAAATACTGCCATCACAGGCGGGTACACAAGTACTGCAAGTACTACGTATCAAAGTGGTTCATCAGCTAATACAACTACTACTTCAACTACTAATAACAATTCTTATACTGGCGATACTAGAACAGTCCCATCAGCATCAGCGCCTGGAATTTCAGCTATGTCGCAAGACCTTTGCACTGTAGGGGTT